GAAGTAGTAACTCCAACTGTTGTATCTACTGTAGTAGTGGTTATACCTGCTCCACCTGTAGCCTTTCCTCTATCAATATCTTCTTGAGTTATTTTATATTTTAAATAAGTCTGATATACCCCATCAAAGTGCCTTTCTTGGAAGAACTGCACAGCATCATCTACAATATCTTCTATTTGCTCATCTGCAACATTAATTTCGAGCACAGGAGCACCTAACTGCCTCTTACAGTAATCTATTAATTCTCCACGTGTGCTTGGTTGCGCCATTTATCTACTTTACTAGTATAAGTTTATTTATGAAGGAGCAGAAGATATACCTGCTATAACTAACACATCTCCTGATACTATTCTATAAACTGATGAACCAGAACCAATTAAAACGTCATATACATATCTACCTTCTGATAATGTTCTAGTAGAAGTAGAACCTAATGACAATCTAAACTCCCCACCTTTAGCACTAGTGAATCCAACTTCAAATGTTTTTAATGCATATGAAGAAGAACCTATTGCTACACTTTTTGCAAGTTGAGCAGATCCAGTATATCCAGTAAAATCAAAAGCAGTACCTGATGTACCAACTACAGTATAGTCAGCATCCAAATCTGCTCCAGTATTGATGGTAAGATTGACACCATAGGCAACACCTGCACTAGGATCAAAAGTAAGAGTGTTTTTAGCCATTAGATAGTGCTTTTAGTAAAGTTTTGATTTCATTAATATCATCTTTTAAAGATTTCAAATCATCCTCCATATTATCTATTCTATCAGTTCCTTGCATTCTTTTAGCACGTCTCCTGATATAATTATCATATTCAGAGGAATTTGTATTTAAAATAGCATTAGTATTTTCATCTCTTACGAGATCACTATGTCCTTCTACTTTCATATTATGCAAGTGCAATAACCCTCAAACCTTTCATTCTAGGTGGTTGAGCCTGATTAGTACCAGTACCCACCAACTTAATACTAAAGTTTCTAAATGTAGGAAGATTGTCAATAGTAAATTCATAATCATTCCATACTACTTGATCTGAAGTATATGCTATTTTATCAGTCTTAGGAACTAGTTTATCAGAAAGACCATTATTCTTAGCTGGATCAATAATTTGACCTGTTGCTAATAAATTAGTATGTCCAGGGAATGGTTGATAAATTAATTCATCATTTGGATCTTCTGTAATAGCATAGAATGCTCTAATCTCACTTGTTAAGTTAATATGAGCTTGTAGATGAATCTTTAATCCACTAGCTCCATCTTTTAATGTCACTGGTTTAGATGCATATACAAAGGCATTAGGATCATCCTTTAAAGTATTCACTCTATTATCAGTAACCCAATCATCTATTGGATTATTAACTCTATTAGAAGTTAAAATAACTCCAATTCTATCCAAATCTATTACAGGAGAAACAGCAGGAGTTGCACCATAAAGTGATAGATTTAATGTGAATGATTTATTATCAGGAAGAGTAGGTAAAGATGTAGTCTCATTAATTCTAGAAGCAATCATTCTAGGAGTTGACATATAGTTATCACTTATTAAACTAATATCTTCAAATCCTTGATCTTGGTAAGGTACTTCAGATCCATCTACACTAGAACCTGTAATAGTTCTAATCTGACCTGTTACATTAGTACCTTGTGGTGTCATATTTTGAACTAAAGGAGTTATAACTTCAAATGGTATGTTTTCAGTAGAAAGAATCTGAGATCCACCAGTAGATTTAGTTTGATTAAAATGTAATTTTGGAAGACTAGTTCCAACAGATCTATCTACACCATTAGCAGACATATCCACTTTAACATTAAAGTAATCTAATCCTTGAGGAGTAGCAACAGTAGCGTTTACTGTATTATGATCTGTATTAATCCTCCTCAAAGATACCCCATTTAACTCATACTTATGAAGATAATCATTCTCACTATGAGTAAGAGTTTGAGTAGAATCAACTCCTCTAGTAACACCAGTTAATGTATTATTAACTACTCCACTATAAGATAAAATTTCACTTCCAACCTTAACATAACCTAAGTTAGTAGAACCAACACCTACATTTTCAAATTCAGTAAAGTTTGTTGCATCATCTACAATAATAGATCCTGTTGATGTAGAATCATAATCTGATGCTAATTGAGTAGGAGAAATATCAGATTGAATACCTTTAAATGTTACTACATTACCAACTTGAGAATACATTCCATGATTCTTTTGATTAACTTTAATATGAAGACCATCAGTAGTTACAGAAGGATCTCCAGATAACCAAACATTACCACCTACAGCATGATTAAGAGTAACTATTCCAGCACTTGTAGTATATCTAATTGTCTTACCTACACCAGTTGCAAAATCACCTTGAACACTATCTAGAACGAATTCATTATTTCCTGAAATAGCTCCAATAGAGAATTTAAGGTCTCTTCCAAGTGAATTAACACCAACAGATGTTATACCCACTACATCTCCTATAACATATCCACTACCACCACTTAATATAGTGGCAGCAGATGCTACTCCATTGGTAATAGTAATATTAGCAGTTGCATTTCTACCATAACCAGTAATTGTATTAAGAGCAATATTCTGATAAGTCCAAGCACCTGAAGAAGGAGTAAATCCAATTCCAGAGTTTGTTATAGTTAAATTACCATTTGCTGTACCAGCTAAGCCAGCTAATCTTCCAGTGGCATTACTGCCATCTTGAGAAATTATATTACCAATAGTTACTCCAGTATCAGATATAGTAGTATTGAATCCTATTCTAATTTTATTAGAATTGATACTCAAGGAATCTTTTAATAAAACTGGAATATCATCTGATTGTGTTACTAAAGGTGGGTTTGTAAAATTAACATTACCTGTCCTTGTATTAAATCTTGCCTTATAAAGAACAAACTTCAAATCTTCATATTGACTAGCATTCCAAGTTTCTCCATTCTGAGATTTAAATAAAGATCCCAAAGTAGGTTGAGCACTCACAACTACTTGCTCAGCCTCAGGTTTATCCTTTGTTTGAACATCAACTTCACCCATTCTAGAAATCCAAGCAGTATACTCATTACTGTTTGATAAAAGAACTAATGCATAAGACTTTCCACCAGGTAGATAAACTGGAGAAGGGAATCTCACAGTTGTTCTAAGACTAGCATCATCAGATACATTAATCTGATCTGGATTTAATACCACTTCACCGAAAGGAATTATTTCAGTTGTTGGCATACCCATTTGCATTGTTCTTAATTGAACGCTACAGGGTAAAAATTGATCTTTACTTCCAAAATAGAGATCTACTCTAGTAGCATAAATTCCAACTCCATGAGGAACCCAGAATGATTGAGCAAGAGGATCTTGCTGTCCATGTCCACAATTTTTCTTTAAACTACTATTTGTGTTAGGATCATACTCACCTTGAGCTAATCCAGTTTCACTCTCAATATCTTCAAAATGTGCTTCTAATATATCTTTATGTTTTTCACCAAAATCAGCTAACTCCTGTTCAGTTCTAGCATTAGCCCAATTAATATGCTCCTTCATCCTATCTTGGACTGCTTGAGGATCAGTAATTCCTTCTTTAGCAATTGATGCAGTCCAATACTTCATAGCACCCTCAGATGGGGGTGGCTCACCTAATTGAGCATATGCATTTGATATAGGGTCGTTAGACTCTACAGTATTATTCCCAGAACTATTTGTTTGAATAATAAATCCAGTACCATGAGAATTTTGACTACCACTTATCTTAGGAGTATAATTAGTACTGTCTGACCAATTTTGTGCTGCTGTTTGATTATCTAATGCTGGTACCACATCAATATAAGTAGCATTTGCTCCACCAATACCATCAGGACCTATTTCAACAACTACATTATCGTCTGGTGTACTTGGATCTCCAATAACTGTAATAGTCTCTACAGTATCCTCTACTGGAGTACTATCACCACCATTACCACCATTTGAACCAATTGTAGTAGCAGCAACCAATTGACTTCTACTATCACTTCCTAAAGATTGACTTTCTACCCTTGTTATCATATCAGTATGAATATTCTTCACACTAATAATAGTAGATTGCATAGTATTAATACTTCCAGAAGCTTCAAATATTCCACTAACATCACTAGCAACATTTCCTGCTATATTACTATTAACTGGACTAGTTGTAAGTCTAAAGACTTTCTTACCAGTATCAAATTTTGGTGTAGTTATATTATTAGGATTAGGAATAAAGAAAGAACCTAAAATACTTCCCAACTGATCACTTCTAAGTCTTAAATTAGAAATTGTAGCTTGAGCATTAGATGTTTGTCCTACTAATTTAAGACCTTTTTCTACATATCCATGATAAGTATTATCAGCTTTTTCAGCTAAAGAATCTAAATTTATATTAAGAATAACTGAAGTAGAAGAATATAATTCAGGAATATTGCTAATATCAGAAGCAGCAGAAGCATCTGTAGATGTATTATCTCCAGAATCAGGTACAATAGTATCAACTATAACAGCACCTAAGGTTGTTCCTGTTGAAGTTTTAGTTAGAGAAGTAAATTGATAATAAGGATTGAGAGTATAAATTTCATTAGGACTTATTGGATTCCCTCTCTTATGATTTGCTTGTGCAACTTGAAATCTAATTAATTCTGTTCCTTCATTATTAGTTCCTATAACAGTTTCTCCTACTTGGAAGGTTCCAGTAGTCATTGATATCTCAAGAAGTTTAGGAATAAGATACTTAGATATATTTTGACCATCAAAGAATCCATAAAGACCAGTTGAAGGTTTTAGAGTTCTAGCATCAAATTTGATGTTTCTAGACCTCATATAAGAACTTATTTCAGTATTAATTACTTTAGGTCCATCATTAACAGTACTAAATGTTTCTTTAGTTAATGATCTAGTTCCTGTTCTTTCTTTAGTACCAGTCCTAGTTTGATAGAGGTATGTGTATCTTTTTAATTGTCCATGCTCCCAACGGGTATCAATCCTCTGCTGATCACGACCCCATCCTGTCCAATTTTCGTTCCATGCACCCCAAGTTACTGGACCATATCCAGCTCTTGAATCAAATCCAGCTTGATCTAACTGCTCTGCATTTTCGGTATAAGTAGTAAGATCTTCATTCTTAGCTTCAAGTACAACTTCATCTACCCATATATCAGAATCTGGAGTTAAAGTTAAAGTTCCTCCATAATAACTTACCAAATAAGGAGTAAGATTTTCAACTCTAGTTGCATAAAGTTGAGATACATGTACTATTTCATCATACATTAAAGTTAATACATTACCCGTCCTTCTAATACCATTCAAACTATTCATATCTATTTTAAGATCAAGCTCAGTGGTATAGGGAGAAGGTCTCAATTCTCCATTTCTATAATCAATAGAATTCTTTACTACAGTTTTCTTAATTTGATTTTCAGTATCAGAAAAATCATCTACGAAGAAACCAGATTTAAATCTATTCAAACCATCTGCATCAGTAATCTGCATATTTAAGGTTTCATTCTCTAATAAAGAGAGTGATGTGTAAAATTCTAAATTTTCTATTCTCTTTTCAAGTTTATTAATATCACTCATCTGATATCTCTTATAAGATGCCAGTGTAATACTTGCATTATTTACATCAAAAAGATATGCTGGAAGCTTTATAGAAGCAATCTCCAATGCTCCATCAATAGGAACTGGCCATTCAGGAGATTCTGCTGCTATTCCATTAACTAATTGAAAAGCTCCACCTTTAGTAAGATAAATTTTATCTAATCTAGGAAGATAGAATGAATAATCTAATAAAATAGATCTATCAGATGCTAAAATGTTTTGAGCAGAATTTCCAGATGAATCAAAAGACCTACCTAAAAATTCAAAAGGAGATCTTGAAGTCCCAGAAAAATCAGAAACTCTAGGTCTTATATCAATGATATCACTTACTCTTATACCATTAATAGAATGCAAATTCTTATAATCAAAATTATTATAAGAATCTACAGTAGTAATATCTCCTGTATCTGAAGATGTAAAATAAGCTGACTCATAGATTATTTGCAATCTTTTAGAAGGAGCATCATAACCTGATTTTCTTATTATTCTAGAATAATCATAAATTGTACTTCTTTGCCCATCATCATAAGTAAATTCATCACTAATATTCTCAGACCCTAAAGTAACAGAACCTATTGTAGCAGTAATTCCAGATTCTCTAAAAGTAACAACTTCCCCTACTTGAAAAGTAAAATCATTTAAAAGAGTATACTCAATAGCAGAATCACTACTTTTAGAAACATATATGGCAATAGCATTACCACTATTACCTACAAAAGTATCTCCAATTAAAAAATCTCCTGTTTTTCCAGATGAACTATTAATAGAACTAAATGTTAATATAGGTAAAGTTGCTTGATTAGCATCCTTAGATTCATATACTGCATATATCTTCATCACATCAGGAACATTTAAAGAAATTTCCTCATCTTGAACTCGAGTTCCATAAACAGTATTATAAGTAAGACCATCATTTAATGTAGTAGTTCCTATACCAGATATAGAAGTAGCAGATCCAACTATATTAAGTACATTAATCTTTTGCCTTTCTTTAATTTTCTGTTTTACATTTACTTTACGTAAAGTAGCTATTAATTTAGCACCAGTATTAGTTCCTAATCCATTAATAACTAATTGAGTAGATCCTACATTAAAATCAAATTTATCAGATGATAAAGATTCTGTAGTACCATCATTTCTTATTAAAACATAATCTTCTTCATCATAAGGTAAAAATGTTTCAGAAGCACTTCCACTACTAATAGTATCTGTAGAATTATCGGTTATAGTTACATCAAACTGTTTTCTAATTGTAATATGAGAATCTGTTATATCTACATTTGAAATATTATTTTTAGGTAATGGTGTATATAAAGTATTATCACTAGAAGATTGGAATTGAGATGTAAGTATCTTAAAGTTTGCTGGATTAATGGATGTTAAAGGCAATCCTCCTTCGCAAATACCAGTAACAGTAGTAACTCCAGATATAGTTAAAGCATTTTGAGATACACTTTCAATTCTAGCATAAGAAGTAGTATTAACTCCACTAATATTAGTATTAGTATAAGATACAAGATTACCAACAGTAGCAATTCCTACAAAAAACTTACTCTTATCAGTACTTGTAACTGTAGAAATTCCCAAATAAGTTCCTGAAGTAGTAGCAGCACTAACGTTTACTTCTCCTATATGAGAAAATACTGTTTGTTTTATATCTGCATTAAAAGTACTAGCTGTACTTACATTACCATTAATAGATTTAATATCATTAGTACTATAAGAAGTAGATCCTACTGAAATATTTCCACTTTCTATTCCATTAAATATTAATTGCTCACCAGTAACAAATATTCCTTTAGTATTATAAGCAGTAACAGCAGTGCCTGTAGCGTTATATCTTAAATATCCTGTAGCACCACTAGATTTTCCTTTAATATGAGTAGGAACAATTAAAGCGTTAACTGGATTAGTATTTAAAGTTATATTAGTATAAGTTTGAATATCATATAAAGAAATATCCCATTCATTTTCATTTGGGACTGAAGTATTATAAGATCCAGACTCTAAAGCAAAATCATAGACGCGTGCTAATCCAATTTCCTTACCAGCAGCAGTAGTTGAAGCAGAACCTACTCTTTGGTCTCTCAAACTGACAGTATAATCAGTTCCTATTCCTATTATAGGAGAACCTGAAACTCTATTTAAAGTGAAGGTAGGTCCTGTAACATAGTTTATACTTTGATCTGTTAAAAGCTTTGTAGTTCTTGGTTTTTCAAAATCTAGAAACGCAGGGACTATAGTTTCTACTTCAAATCCTTCAATATAAGCTTTTCCTGGAGATATCTGATAAGTTCCTAAATCATCACTTGGAGTGTTATTATTATAAGTTGATTGATCAGCATTAAAAATTCCATTATTTCCTTCATAATCATTTAAAGTATTTCTAGCAGTCAAGGAATATGGTTTAGTATAATAATTACCAGATTCATCAAATGTCCTTCTAGCAAATTCATTTGCTAGCTCATTATATTCATCACCATCTGGACGTACAAAAATTAATTGTCCTTCCTTAACCTCCATCAATTCTATAAAATTAGATGGTTTAGGATCTTGTGGTGATACAGCTGTTAAGTGTACATTTATTGCTAATCTATCAGCACCAGGAGCTGTATAGTTATTATATCCAGCAGCATTGTCTGTTAAATCTTCATCTAAATCAGAAGTAACAATAGTTTCTTGAATTTTTAATCCAATTTTAAAACTAATAGCATCGCTATAAGGATCTAAAATTAAAGTTTGTGCAGGAACATCTACAAAATATCCTCTTATAAAATATATACCAGCAGATAATACAGCAGCAGATCCAGTAAATGCACATATACCATCAACTACTTGTGCAATAGGTTCTCCTGGTTGAAAAGTTGTACCTTCTGATGTAGTTAATATATTATTATCTAATAATAAACTTTCTCCACTAGTAAATACTTCATTATTTTCACCTCCAGTACTCAAATAATTAATGAATACAACATACCAATCTTGCCCTAAAGGATTAGTAATAAATGATTTTATTTTTGCCTTTACTCCTGATTCACTACCTATTACTACTTCACCTATTAATCTATCAATATAAGAATCTACATCTATTCCTTCATTAGAAACTTTAATTCTAACAGAAGTATATGCTCCATTGTATCTAACTCCACCACCAGTTACAGAAGCTCCATCTTTAAAAACATGGCTTCCAAATTTTTCAATCTGATCTTGAAGAAGAGATTGGATACCAGTTAACTCTCTAGCTTGAACTGGCAATCCTGGTTTAAATAATATCTTACAATAAGCGTCATTTGCATTAAAGTCGTCATAATAAGGTGCGACGTTTAAATTGGTTTCCTGTGGCATGATTCTTTAGAATTGCAAAATGACTTTGATATCTTCTCTTTGGTTAGCAGACCTAGTAATAGAAGGTCTGTTATCAACATAAATTATATTTCCAGAGTATTTTTCAACTTCAGGATTAGAAATTCCTTGTGTAAAACTCTGTCCAAGGTAATAAGTTCTATTATTTATTACAGTACTTATACCAGGATTACCTGATGTACCAAAATTAGTATCTATTCCCAAAGTACCTTCATTACTAGCAATATTTACAGATCCTCCAGTAGTTGGTATTGCTGTAAATGCATGTAAAGAATATCCATATGTAGGATCAGTTTTTAAAGATCCATCGGTATTAAAACCAACTAAACTTTTATCTTGCCAATACTTAAGAACACCTGTTGTTTGATCATAAGAAACAACTCTACCAACAGCAGTAGATCCTACTCCTACAGTTTGAGTAACTTGTCCATCCAAATTAAAGGTAGCAGTAGTATATCCTGCTCCAATTAATTTTAAAGCATGTAAAGAACTAGCTTTAGAAAGAGTTAAATTGGAAGTTGAATCAAATGCTTGAGGATTTTCTACTATTCCGATCCTAGCAATTTGGTTTCCTGTAATAAAATCTGGATTTTCTGCATCATTTTCAATTTTAGAATAAACTAAAACATTAGTAGAACCCAATTCTCTATAGATATCTGCACCATGACCTCCTTGGGGAGGGATAATAATATTAAAGACTGGATTTGTTGTTCCAGTAGGAACCCCACCAGTAGCTAAATCTACAGTACCATAAGTATATCCAGAACCACCTTTTGCAATATTAATAGATTCTACTTTAGCATCATTATTGATAACTATAGTTGCTTCTGCTCCAGATCCATCACCAGCAACTGGAACTCCAGTATAAGTTCTATTAGCAGTTCCTATACCAGCTCCTCTATTAATAATAGTAGCAATTTTTAATTGTCCACTATTAGATGCATTATCTCTAATAGAAGCATTATCTGTGCTTGTTTCCCAATCAGTAGGAACAGGCATAAAGTTAGTTGAATCAAACTTTGCAATATCTCCTGGTTTAATAGTATAAAGATATTTCCATATATAACCATCTCCACTATCCCCTGCTGATCTGGGCTCTAAATCTGTAAAGGTAGGTTGGTCAAGAGAAGGTCTTCCTGTAGTATTTTCTGGATTTGTCCCATTTTGAAGACAAATATAAACCTTATAATCTTCATTTACTATAAAATATTTTGCTGAATATAAGCTAGTTGCTCCAGAAGGTTTTGCTGTATTAGTCCTACTAATATCTCCCCTATACATATCATAAGTTATACCTGAAGTCCAAGTATTCTTAGTAACCACCCTACGTACATCAGAAGTTGTAATCTTCTTCAATGCAATCATAGTATCCCAGTAATCATCTTCTTGATCAAAACTATCCTTAGGAGCAGGAGGATTAGTATCCCAAGTAGAAGAATAGTTGGTAGCATTAGGTAAACCAACAAAAGAATAATATGAATTAACTGAAGAAGTTGCAGCTGAGACAAAATTCTTCGCATTCAATATTCTAAGTTGATCAGTTATAATTGCTGACATTTTTACGATTTTTTAGTTATTTATGAATTATAATTTAAGTATCTTAAAGGATTAACCCTTTCAACTATTGGAGAAGTAGATATTCCTACTAATCCATTACTGTCACCAGCATAAGATGTGAATACTCTAGCTTTTCCTCTTGGAGAAGTAGCAATTCTTCCCCAACTATATTCACCAAAGAATTCACTATGTCCAAGTCCAGTCAATCCATTATAGTCTTGAACACTTACTGTTACTTGAGCAACATAAGTCAATCCAATTCCCAATCCAACAGTTTGAGCAATAGAAACTTGTGCAACTTCATAGATATTATCTAAGAAAGATGTACCTATTCCAACTACAGTTCCATCTTGATATAAAGAAGTTACTGAAGCACCTACATTAGAATTAAATACTGTGAAGTAATATCCAGTTGTAATGCCACTAACAGTAATGGCAGTTCCTACAGTAGCAGCATTTCTAAATAATGAATCTTTTGGAAGTAATAAATCAAATACTATACCAGTAGATGCTACTCCAACAGATGTTGTGGATATACCAGATATAATACCAAAATCACCAGAATATGATACATTCTCAATAGTTTCTATAGAAGTAACTGATTTAGGTTCTCCTATAAGAACTGATGGTGCAGCAGTATTAGTATAAGCAAATCCTGTAGTGGTACCTCCATAAGAAACTGTAATTGCATTAACAGTTCCTACTCCACTTATAGTAGCAGTTGCTCTAGCCCCTTGAGTAGTAGTAAGACCTATTGGAGTAGTAATAGAAACACTTGGTGCTATAGTGTATCCAACACCTGGATTAGTAATATCAAATGAAGTCACTGTTCCAGCAATAGAAACAAAGGAAGTAGCATATGCTCCTACTTTACTTTCTTGAGAAATAATTCTAATATCAGTTTGTTCAGTATAATTCTCTTTAGAATTATCAAAGAATGGTCTAATATTAGAAACAAATATTACAGTAGATCCTACCCCAACAGATTGAATAATATTAGTATTAGGATATATCAACGGTTCGTAATGAGGTCTATCTTTAGTAACTGCTTCTCCATTAATAAATTTATCTACAGTTTGTTTAGACCAATTAACAGATCTTTGGAAACTTTCATTAGTAGTGATACCAGGACCAGGATAAAGATTGGTATTAACACTATCAGAAGAATTAATAGTTGTTACAGTTCTCTTATTTTCTTCTAAACTAATAGACTCATCATATAATTTAATTTCATCTCCTTTCTTCACTGTTTCTAATATATCAACACTAGAAACATCTACAGATCCAGTTCCTTGATAGAATAGAATTTTAGATGTGTCTCCAGATTTAGGAGCTTCTTTAAAGGTAATATAACTACCACCTTTAAACTCATAACCAACTCCAGGAACTTGTAAAATATCATTAATGAATACTAATATAGCAACTTCAACATCTATATTTGATCCTGGTTTAGATTGAATGGTTTGTTGTACTCCATTTAGATTTAAAGCAAAAGAAGTTGTCTTTCCATCAAATAATGAATTTAAAGGATCTAAAACTTGGAAATCTCCAACTGTCCATCCTGCAAAACTATCACTTATAGTTTCATTAACTGTGAGTTGGAATTCTCTAAACTCTGTAGCGCCTGCTGTTGGAATGCCTACAGTACCTCCAACACCTATAGTTAATTTCTGAGTTTCACCATAACCATATCCTTGATTAATAATCTCAAAATCAATAACACTACCACCTAATCCAACAACTACATTAGCTCTTGCTTCTGATCCTACTCCAGATTGATTTGAACAATAGAAGAGAGGCATATTCTCATAAGATAATGGCTCATCTATAACAACAGTAGGAGGATTGGTTGATGTATAACCAGTACCTGGATTAGTAATAGCAATACTTACAATATTACCACCACTAATAGCAGCAGTACCAATAAACTCAATATTAGGTGCTCCTGTACTTAATGTCTGAACACCTACATTAACAATAGTTTGAATACCAGTCCTATAACCAGATCCACTATTTCCAATACTAACTGAACTAATAGTACCTAAACCAGATACTACAGCAGTACCACCAGCAGCAACCAATGGTTGATAACCCAAACCTTCTGTAGATCCAACAGAAACAATAACACCTCCAAGAGGTACATTAGAACTATTAGGATCAGATGCTACTGAAGAAATAGATCCAGTAAACTGAATACTAGTAATTCCTACATTTTCAATAAGAGTGTAATCTCCTGAGACATGTACACCACCTGTATATCTTTGTGGTCCTTGAGATATTTGATTAACTAAAACTAATGCATTACTTGTAGAAAAACCTGCTATATTACTTCCATCTGATTGAAGAGTAAATTCTGTAGTTAATCCAGTGAAATTAGAAGAAATATCGTCAAAAATATAATTCTTAGAATATGGTTCATCAGCACTATCAGTAATACCAGATCTCATAAAGGATCTACCATTAAATGATGAATGAGTTGCAATACCAACCCAATCCCTTTCATCTGGCTCATTAGTAGTAGTTGAAAGTGGAGTTAACCCTACTGGAGCAGTAAAGAAATTAACAGTACTATCTACAATATTATAATTTCCATCTACTTTAGTAATTAAAGTACCATCACTATAACTATCAGTTTCCGTTCCCATCCAAGGTCTAGTAACTAATAAAACGTTGGTAGCACCTAATCCAACAGAATCTACCTTCATAATCTCACTACCAATCTTTAAGAGATCACCACCTGTAATAGAAGTAATACCTGATAATTTAATCTTATCTGTAGTAGCAGATACATCAGCAGTAATAGTGGTAGTTACAGCAGTAGAAACTATGGGAGATTGAATTACATTATCAATACTTAATACCACTCTAGAGTTTTGTTTAGTTGAAGTAAAGGAATGAGAAGTACCAACTCCAACAGCAGTAATATCCAAATAAGTAGGAGTAGTTTTTAATGCATTTTCTGCACTAGAAGCTAATCTAAGAGTAGAATCATCAACCTTAACAGCATAGACTGTGGAAGGCATTTTATCCGTACTTCCATATCCAGTAATAGTTTGAGTAGTAATACCAATAGATGAAGTAGTACCAGATCCTGTATATCTGTATGATAACTGCTCTCCAGTAACAAAATAATGATCAGGCAGTGTAATTGTATCTTCAGTTAAACTTACAGTAGTAGTAGCACTTCCTACAAAGTCTCTCTTAAAGATTGGAAGTTGTCTATGCTTAAGTTCAAATGCTCTCTTAACATCTGTCTCAGTTGCTGTATAAGCACCATATCCAGTATCAATAGTAGCATTAGTTAAATCTATTTCAGTATTCTCATTTGCCTCATCAACTAGTCTTAGAGCAGCTTGAAAGACCCTTACTTGTACATTAGCACTTGCTATAGGAGTAAATGTTAAAGTTGTATAATCACCAGAAATAGCAGCACCAAAATCACCAAGATTAGTTACACTTTGGTTAATAGCATATTCTGTTATATAACAAGTAGTACCATCATCTACTACTATGACTTCTGATATCTGATAATGACTATTAGTAGTATCTTCTACACATACAATATAATATGCTCCATTAAATGTTTCAGTTTCATACTGTGCTACAGTAGTAGCAGATGGAGAACCACTAGAAGATATAGCAGTATATCTAGAATCTAATTGAGATGTATTTAATGAAGTAGTACCAACTCCAGCAGATGAGGCATTTCCAAAGTCAACATGAACAGTATTAGCAACATAAGTGCTTGCAGTTGATACTGTAGGATGTAAATCTAAATGAACTCTAGAACCAGCAATATAAGCACTATAAGTTCCAAGACCAGGTTCTCCAGATGCACTTCCAACATTGCCTGTAGTTAATTGTCCATACTCAATCATATCTACATTAGTGCCATCATGAATCAATGTTATCTCATCATGTTCCCAATATGATGCATCACTAGCAGCATAGGATACTAATACCTTAGATCCCCTGTAAGTAGTAGCAAAAGATACAATACTATGCTGTGTGGTGATTCCTAACGGTATAGTTGTAGTGCTACTAACAACATTTACAATTCCACCCAATCCAGTAGATCCTACGCCAGCAACACTATCAGAAATATTAAATGCTACATTAGAAACATCATAATTATTGTATTTAAATTTCTTAGGATAGAATAAAAGTCTTCCATCATCACCAGACACATCCATATCATAGGAACCTAAATCACCACCAAATTCACCAAGGTCAGTGTTAGTTTCAACTCTACCATACTGATTTAAGAAGATATTACCAGTATCATCATGAAGAGCAGATACTAAGAGTATTTGCCTTTCTTTAGTGTATCTCTTATCTCTAATAAAGGTAATATACTTTCTATATCTTACACTTGCTAATGTAAAACTATCAACAGACATAAATGCATCTGTTCTAGCATTATTATTAAAATCTCCACTAATATCGTCAACAGTTAATACTCTATTACCCAAAGACTCATTATAATCTTGTAAAATTCTAGAATCAAAGACTACTTCATCAGAAATAATTTCAGAATTTATATTCAAAGTTTTTTCTCTTGCAAGATCAAAATCAAAGAATGTATTCATATCCATGATAGAAATTAAGTCATTAATAACATCAAAACTAGTTTGATCTTGAATAGTACTAATTCCTAATGTTTGTTCATTACTAATAATTAAATCACTAAATTTCTTAAATCCAGCTGTATGATTTAAAGAAGATACTGGTTCTTTCCATTTCTCAATTTCTACTTCTGATTTTAAAGAATATGAGAAATATTGATAATAATCACTATCAAAAATTCTTTGTAAACCATCATTTAAGAATCCAGTATTTTTTTGAAAACCTTCTTTTACTATTGAAGAAGCATTTACATCATATAAAGAATTATCAATTAATACTTCAGTTATAGTTCCTCTAGTACCTGAAGATTCTCCTATAAAAGAATCTCCCAAACTAAAAGCTTGAATTGAAGATACTCTAAGATATCCATAATAATTATTCCAAGATTGTAGAGTTCCTTTTTTATTTCCAGCAATTACACTTTCATTTTTTTCAAAATCATCAACTTTCAATTTAATATCAAAAATTGGAAAATCTTCTTCTGCTACAATTTTAGCTGATGAAAGATTAGACTTAAATGCACCTGGAACTTCACCATCTCCAATAATATTAGATAAATTATATCTTACCGTTCCTAAACTTCCTCCTATATTAGGATCTGTTTCTAAAATCTCAAATAAAGTATAATTATAATTTTCACTATTATAACCTTTTCCTGTACTTCCTAGACCTACACTAGCTCCTTCAATCATTACCTTTTTACCCACTTCAAATGGATAATCAGCAGCATCACTAAAACTAGCTCCAATAGTTATAGTTACATCTTTAGTGCCACTATTATAATCAATATTGTTAATTGCAATTCCATTAGAATTGCTAATAGGAAGAAGTTTAGGAGTAACATTATTCAAAGTTTTAGTATTTTTTAAAATACTAACTTGAGTATCTCCTAATTCATAATCTAATTCTACATCTCTAACTATCTTATCAGTTAATCCATCTAAAAGTACTAAACCAGGAGATTCTAGATAATTTCTACCAACAGAAGTAATTCCAATAGTATTTAAAGAAGTAAGTAAATCTAATTTAATTAATTGAGGAATATTAGCTTCAGGTCTAAGCGTTTTATCAGCAGGATAATCAAATCCAATATCTTGTATAACATTTTTACTTATTCTACCTATAGTAGGACCTTTAGTTTCTAAAATTGCATTTATTCCATTATCACTTATTATAGTACTAATTCCTGGTAAAGTCTTATATTCAAATCCAGGATTTTCAATTTTAACACTACTTATTGGACCCTCTACATTTTTAGAATTTGTAATATATTCAAATTCTCCATCAGATAAAGTATATTCTAATTTTTGAGGAAGAAGAGGAGATATAAAAGAAAAAGTAGTAGATCCCACACCTACTAATGAATGAGCTCCAGATAATGGATTAGATCTTAAATTAGCAGAATTAGAATTTTTTACATTAGTAGTATCTCTAACAATTTCTAATTTAACAAGTGAATTGGAAAGTTTATTTATTGGAGATAAATTATAATATAAAGTCTCATTAATCTCACTAACATTTTTAATTGTAAGATTTGCATTAGTGTCTATACCTATTCTACCACTTGAAACTACGTTAAAATCGTCACTTTCTCCTGAGGTATAAAATGAATTATTAAGATGAGGATCACTATAAAGATTAAAATCAAATGCACTATAAGATACTCCACCATCACTAAATGATAAAGAAGAATCAGAAAGATCAAAATATACTTTTAAATTCTTTTCTAAATTTATAGGGGGATTAACTGGAGAAAGAGTTCCTGCAGAAGCACTAGTAATATCAATTACTTTTGGTTCTGAATGAATAGCATCATAATAATTATTAGATAATTTAACAGTATTCTTATCCACTATGGATACATAATAAATTCCATTATCTACTAATCCACCTGAAGAAGTAGTTGCTGTATGAATAATCTTTTGACCATTCATATATCCATGTCTGGAGATAGTAATGGTATTATTACCAACACTAACATTTCCAGAACTAAAGGATCTAGGATCTATTACTAATCTCCTATTATAATCGTTATATGCTACTTTTATAGTAGTAGTAATTCCAGGTTGAGCTAGAAAAATAACATCATCTTTAGGTTTAAGTCCATGAGTAGAAGAAGTGGATACTCTTACAGATGATCTACTTAATGATCCTGTCAACACATTATCATAATTAGTTTTAAGACTATGATATATTCCAGTACCAACACCAATAAAATATAATGTAGATGTTGTAGTAGTACTATTAATTCCAACATAAGACCCTGTAGATCCTAATCCAACTCTAGCAGTTGCAATTCCAATTAAATCATTTGTTATTTTTGCTGCATATACTGTTTGTCCTTGAGTAAGAGCAAATCCATCAATACCATCAGTAGAAACTGATACAGCAGCTCCTGCATTTGTACTATAAGTTAATGCATCTCCAGTCAACAATCCATGATCTTTAAAATACAATGATTTTGTAGGAATGAATATTTCACTTATACCAACTCCTGGATTAGAGAAAACAATAGTAGATCCTATCCCAACTCCAGAAACAGTTCCTAATCCTATTGATTCAGATGGATTAAAATATAATTCATTATTTAATTTTAAATCATCATTATTTGATTTTGAACGAGGGTTAAAAGTAAACCTTCTAGGTTTTTGTTTAACTTTAGTAGTTGCTGTATGAGCACTTCCTGTAGTTGAATTCCACTCTCTTATTACTCTTATTCTAGAAGATTCTGAATCAACATTTAAAACTTTTACACATTCTGTACCTATTCCTAAAATATCATTAGATCTTAAGAAAGGATGTCTGACATATCCATCTAAATTAAAATATGTTACTATACCAGTGCTAGATGAAGCATTAACTGCATTATCTAATTTAAAAGTATCTGTTGTAACTCCTATTCTTATTAAAGAATTATTTTGTATTCCACTAGTACTTAATCCTGAAATATAAGTAGTTTCATTATGATAAAAATTATGAGGATTAGTAGTATATCCTACAAATTGTCCAGTATACTCGCCAAGTATAAATTCAACATTAGAAAACTCAGTATAAGCAACACTTACTTGATTTACAGTTTTTCCGCGAATAAACTCAACTGCTGCTTTAGATCCATAACCACTTGATCCTGCATCTTCAAAAACTACTTCATCATTTACTTTATACAGAGATCCTCCAGTATTAACCCCCACTTCTGCTATATTACCAGCTGTAGTAGATTTAATATAAGTTCTCTGTTTATGAATGTTACTTGGATTTACTAAGAAATCATAACTAGTATCAGTAAGAAGGAAATTATAAGGATCAGTATTTCTAACCAAATTAGTTTTATTAAGGTCTACTAAATCTTGATTTGATCTATAATCAAAATTATAATCTATAGATTGATGCTTATAAGAATTACCTATGAAATATGGAAATTGTGGTTTTCTATAATTTTTAAATGAACCTTCATCATCATTTACAGTAGGATTAATAAGTGCAAAATATGCATAAACTCCATTAGGATATTCTGGTGTTTTACAGAATCTACCATTATGCTCATCTAAATCTTTATCAGAAGAATATGTATAATCCTCTACAAAAAATCCTTCAGAATATACCATCTCTCCACTAGATGTGAGAGGGTTAGGTCTATCACTAGATATGGATGGAGAATATCCAGATTCAAGAATTTTAATAGGTCCACCTGAGTTAGTTGTATATCCATATGGACCATAAATTGGAGACCCGTCATAAGACCACCCTATTATAGGTGAATGAGTAACTGAGACTTGTTCAATATCATTTTCAATAGATAAATCAGGTACAAAAACTTCCTTATCCCCTACAGATTTTTTAATATATACAGATTGCCTTAATTTTCTAGGAGCATATAAATGTGAGTATTGCAATCCAAATTCTTCATTTAATCCAACAGATACTATTCCATCATCAGTAGTAATCTGATCATTTTGAATTAATCTTTCTACCCTATTAATAGTCCATGTTTTAGGATTAGAATAAAACTTAGCACCATCTCCATTAGGGATTACAGTTATAGTAGCGTCTGTGGAGGTATGACCAACACCACTATTAACTATTTTAACAGAATCTATTGTACCTCCTTTCAATATAGGAATAATCTTAGTTCCTTTACCAGGTCCTACCATTTTTAAGTCTGGAGGTGAATTATATTCACTTCCTACATTCAATACTATAACTTCTGTCAATTTACCATCAACACTTATAATAGGAATCAATTGAGCATTCTTACCTTTCTTAGGAGTAAAAACAGGTTGCCTATTATAATTAATAATATCTGAAGATCCATAACCTACTCCACCATCAGCAAGATATACTGATTTAATAGATCCTCTTACTATAGGTCTTAAAGAAGCATTAAAATCCTGACCAGAAAGAGTAGAAACTCCAATATGACCTTCTAAGGATACTGTAACTGGTGGATAATTAAATTCATTAACTCCTTCACCTCCAGATAATAATTCAACATATTTCTTATTTCTAAGATAGAAATTAGCTGGAGTAGACCCTACTCCAACAGCAGACAGTTTAAAAGAACCTCCATCTACTGCAGTTACATAATAATTTGTTAAAGTTGTAAGTCCAATAATAGGAGTTGACTTATTATTATATCTTATTAATTCTCCAGTTTTATAACCATGACTAGGGATATTAATTATGTTAGTAGCTGTATTAATTCCTGCAGAACTTGTAGAAGTCAATCTATTAGTATAACCAAAACCAGAACTTCCAATACTTACAGAACTAACTACTCTTTTTTTATTTGCACATTTAATTTCTTGAATACCTGCTCCATATCCAGTAAGAGAAATACTAGAAACTCCAGCAATTGCTTCTGTATACTTATTATGTAAAGAAACAGTAGTTGCATCTTTAACAGCACAAAAATAAGCAGCATCAGTAGTTAATCCAGCAATTGCTGTTTGTTTATCTGTAATATAAGTTATAAGCTCACCATCTCTAAATTTATGGTATGTTGAGAATCCAATAGTATTATTAGTAAGATTAACATATCCACCAATTTCAGTAGAATCAAATGTTAAAGAATGCTCTTTTAAAATTAAATTAACATTAGCAATACATCCTCTACCATTTCCTCCACTTATTTTTATAGTAGGTTTTGTAAGATAATCAAATCCCTCATCTACAACATCTATCCTTTCTACAGCACCTTGTACTTCACAATAAGCAGATACTCCAGTACCTACCCCATCAGCAACTGATAAAATAGGAGGATTTACCACATCATAATTATCACCACCAGCAGTAACTGAAATATTTTGAATAGGTCCATAATAAACAGCATCATTAGATTTATAATTTGCTATTTCAACTCCATTAACCAAAATACCAGTTTTTCCTTGAGGAGTAGGTTGATCAATAAGAGATGAAATAGGAGGTTGAATCTTTCTTATTAATTTTTGAGATTCTATTGATTTTTGAGTAAAAGATGAGAGTTCAAATTTATTATCAGTTACTGTACCAGTAAAAGATACATATAGATCATTAGAAATATTTGCATTACTCTTAGAAATTTTAATAGTATTAATATCTATCTTTTTAACAAAATATTCCCCTGCACTAATATCTAATTTATTATCACCTTCTCCAGGTACATAAATTACCCTTTCTCCAGTTATTAATCCATGATTATTAATAGTTATTTCACTATTTTCTTCAAAAGTACCTGAAAATGTAATATCAGTTTCTCTAATATCTAAAGCATCATTAAAATAACTTGGAATAGATGGAGCAGCAATATATACTTTATCTTCTTCTAAATAAGAATTTTGGATATTAGTAGTATAGATACTAGCATTAGGATAGTTACTTAAATTAGCTTTAGAAAGCAATCTTTGAATTCTATATGAAACGTTAGAATTTAATTCTCCTGATCCCTTAATTAAAACTTCTTTAGAGCTAACAGTAGAAATAATAGAACAAGATATACTATTAATTAAAGCATCATCACCTGATTTAAAATCATGATTATTATGAAGAGTTAGTTTATAAGTAAAGTTTGAAGAGTCAATAAGTTCTATAGATTCTACATTATAAGTGGTAGAAACATTAGAAAATAAATTTTTTGTTATTTCACTTTTAGAAAGAGAACCTAAACCCTTTGGTTCAATAATCCCACCTTCTTCATTATAATAACTACCGTTAAATTCAAGATTTAAATCAGATAAAACTCCAGTAACCCTTACTTTAACTACATTAGCAGTACCTACCCCAGAATATCCATAAGCATAAGTATCCAATCTTAAATCTTGCTTAGGTAAAATCTCCTTATCTACTCCACTACATCCATAAAATTGATTTAAAGATTTTGAAGTATATTTTATAGCATTAAAAGTATTATCAGCATAAGTTGCAATTAAAGTACCTGTGGTTCCAAATCCAACTGTAGAATCTACACTTAAAACAGTAGAACCTATGGAAACACCATCTATCAATTTAGTATTAGGATGAATAGAAAAATCTCCAGTTATTTCATCTAAATGCCTATCATAATCTAAACTTAATCTATAATATACTTTTTCACCCCTTACTATTTTTTCTACATTACTAATAGCTCCATTAGCTTTAGGTAATCCATAATCATCATCTTGAAATAAATTTCTATTAATGAGATCAGTAGGATCTCCGTCTAAAGCTTCTACTACAAGTTGCTTAGAAACTTTATAATCAGCATCTGAAGGAATAAAAAGATAATCTCTTGGTTTAATAACTTCTACATCTTTTCCATAAAGAGCTCTAAATAAAATTTCAAAAGATTGGTCTGTACCTTTAGAAGAATAAAAATCTTTTGATTGTTTAATAAATAATCTTTCATTAATATCATCATCTAATGCTCTTTCTTCAAATCCTGGAGAAATTTGAGTTTTTACCTTACTAAAAAACTCTTGCAAAAATCTAATACTTAAATTATTAACTATTGCCCCAGATGAATGAGTAGAAATCCCAGATTGAGAAAAAAGAAGCTCATCTGGTTTATTAGGACTCCTATATGAAGTAATTCCACTAAATCCTCTAGAACATCCCGTAAAAGTATTAGTAGTAATACCTGTATATGTAATAATTTCAGAATCTATTTCAAGCAATCCATAAGAATCTGGAAACCCTGTAGTAGAATCTACATTTAAAGTATTATCAGCAATTCCTACGTTAGTTGAAAGAGATGTAGATTTTACAAGATCTGTTAATTCATCTATTTTAATATATTTGTCAATATTCTGTAAAACATCTAATGTAGACCCTTGACCCTCTAAAGCAGTATAATATTGTGCTAAAAATTCACCTGCCAGAGGAAAATCCGCTCTTATGAAATCTGGCAGTTGATTTTTAACAACTGTACTAATTTTGACTCTTGTATTTTCTGGCATTGATATTAGTATTGAGGGGCGGCCTGTGGCATACTAGTAGATCCTACTACATATGTATCTGAGGAGAGGAGGGATGTATTTGCCCTCTCAGATTCAGTTAATCTAGCTATATCACCTATCATATAACTTGAAGTAGCTGTATAAAGAGTTCCTGATGTATTATCACCAGAAGCAACATTATCAGGAACCATATCAATGGTGCTGTTACCAATATCTAATTGTAAATATAAATCTTGCAATCCAATAATATCATTAGATTTAGGACAAGCAGAAATTTCTATTATAGGAATATTTTGCACATTTTTAGATGTTCCAACTATATTAATAGGTTTAATTAATATTTCAGCTCTTTCATAATCAACACTACCAATATTTCCAGAAATAATTGTAGGATTGGACCTGGATGCCAAAGTAAACAAGAATAATGATCCTGTTTTTCCATCTTCATTAGGAGAATCACTCATATAAACAGTATCTGCTATTCCAAATACATTAAATCCTGATGATTTTATATTATATCCCTTATTATTTTTTATATAAAATGGATTACCAAAACAAAGTTCATATTCTGCATTTTGATTTAAGGATGGTTTTAAATCACGTCTTATTTCTATTTTAGTAATATTAGAAGTTACTGATTGATTGCTATTATCTACAACAGCTTGAAATCTACTATATTTAAATTTAGCACCATATTTATTCATTTCAGAAGAATCTGCATATGAATTAATATTGTTAGATATGACTGCTTTAACAGCATCTCCACTAGATGCTAAATTTGGGTTATAATAAGCATTAACATGACTTTCAATATACAAATATTTAAGATCTAAGATTTCTGTTACAATTCCAGCAACAGAATACTTTCTTAACATTGTGTTAAGGTTAGTTTTAATAGAATCTGGCACATATGGACCATAAAATGGTTTAATTGTTACAAAAACCTTTCCATATTTTGGAGGAGACAATTCTTCTCCCCCAAAAACTGATACAGACTGAGTTTCTGGGTAAATTTTAGGAATTAATGCCTCATAATCAGCTGCTGTGACTGCTCTATTGTATGCTGAGTAAATTTTAGGTGCAAAACGCTTAATTGAATCTACAGATTCAATTTCTTTACCTCCAACAGACTCACTTACACTAGAAAGTATAGAAATTCCAGTACTTACAAGATTATTATTGTTATCAACTATCCTTCCATTAAAAGCAAAGGAAGAAATTCCATTTCCTTCTGGTCCACTACTAGTAATATAAGAAACTTCAATATAATTTAATGCTTTTAACTTTTCACCAAAGACTCCATCACCAAAAATCAACTCATATCTCTGATCTTCTATTTCTTGAAGAAAATAGACCCTAGATGATGAAGTAACTTCTATTAAAGTATCAGAAAATACGTATTTTTTAGAAGAAGTGCTAGATTCAGTGTCTCTTATAGTAACTTCTAGAGTAGAAGTGTCAATATATGAGTTATCTAAGGTATATCTTGAAGGTGGAGCAGGTGTTTCTGCAGAAACAGTGAAATTTGAGGTTAAAAATGTCCCTTCATATATTGTAACATTACTAAAAGTAGCAATTCCATCAACTACAGGCACTGTAATATCACTTGGAATGGAAAAAGAGTAACTTTCTGACCCATATATTGAAGCAGAAGTGCTTACAATACCTTTTTTAAGGGTTAATGTGACAGGTTTAGTAGTAAATCCAGTTGTATCTACAAAAAATGAAATTATTGCCTTTGCTGCTGTCCTTGATCTAGGTGTATAACCAATATTTCTTGCTAATGATACTACATTTTCTCTTAAAGTAGCACTATCTATAAAAACCTCATTGCTAATCATGTTAGCATTGTAGGAACTAATGTAAGTATTGTATGCTAAGACATCAATTATGTTAGAAAGATTAGATCCTTCAAAATCATAGTCAGTAAAATTAGAATTTTCTCTCAAATAATCCGTTAAGGATGTCTTTATTTGATCGAAATCTAAATCTGTAAAGTTTACTAGTGCCATTTATCTTGTAGGCTGTAGTGCAAAGTTTAATTGTTGAGGAAGAGCTTCAATTCCTATGATATCATAGGTAATAGTGACATCAAATTGATGGTTATCAAAGTCAGGATTAACTTTTACGTCTGTTAATTTCACTCTAGGCTCAAACCTAAGGATAGTTTGTTCAATTTCATCCCTAATTACAGAAGCAGATATCTCATCGATAGTATCGAATAAGACTTCACTTACTTTTGACCCTAGATCTTCATTAAAAAAACGTTCACCAGGAGTAGTAAGCACTAAATTCCTAATAGAACGTGAAATAGCAGTGTCATTTATAACCCCTATAAGGTCGTTATGGATGGGATTTACCTCAAAAGACATGCTAATGTCCTTAAACCCCTTACTAATCCTTTCTACAGGCATGAAACAACGTTAAATATAAGTTATTTATGTGTATTATTACGCAAATATATTTTCCACAAGACCAAACCCTGTTTTCAGGGGGGTCTTATTTAGGCGACTAAATAAAGTGTCATTGGTTCTCAGGCTTTAATGGCAATTTTCGTATAAAAAACCCTTTTGGAGTAGTCCTTAGGGGTTTTTTTGATGTCATGAGTTTGTCATGTGGAAAACTCCGCCTAAATAAAAGTTATATTGGCCTGAGAACCATGAACATAACAAAAATAAGACCAGAGGAGGAAACTCTCTTCTGGTTAAAACCCTATTTGCCACCTTTTTCAGATGATGAAAGATGGTATAAAAGAAATAATTTAAAATTACTCATTAAAAAAGGACTCAAAGAGTCCTTTTAACTATCTTCCTTGTCCTCTATACCTTTTCTTAGGTTTATTGGCACTAGTGGCAGCATACTTAGTATGTTTGCCCCTACCTTGATACGTCTTTTTAGGTATGGTCTCTACAAATTCGGTACCAGAGAGAGATTTTTTGACTGGCATTACTTATCCTCCAATTCTTTAATTACCTTATCAGAGATCGCTAGTAGATCAGTAACATGCTTTATATTCTCTATGGATGCCATTATATCAGCAATGTGTTTACTAACATAAGGTTCCTCACTTCTTGCACTAAAGGCAAGAGCATTCCTTAAATTTGATTGAGCCTCATCAAGAGACTCTTGTACTTGTTTTGATAGTGTCATTAGAGGTCTCCTAAATTACCCTAGTTTTTTCATGACCCACCCTAATACGAGGGTCGCACCAGATCTCATCCCCTGCTTCAATTGCATCTAAACAGAATGAGACGTCTTCACCACACATATCCTGTACTGCACCAGACTCAAAGACTTGCATCTTAGGAGCAAACCAAGGATAAGGTAAATTCTCAAATACTCCCTTCTTAATCATGACCCAACCAAATCCAGTATAGTCTACAGTAAAAGGCTTTCTTCTCTTACTCATAGTTTCTACTGTCTCATGATTCATGACTCCACCATTCTTTCTGAAATCATCTTCCTCTAACCAGTGTGCTACTGAGGTAGTTGTGCCATCTTCAGTGGCATACCATCCTGCACTAATTCTTCTCTCATCTCCTTCAGCTGGTACTGCTACATCACACAACTGCCAGAATTTTTCTGTGTTAAAGACAATATCAGAGTCTATCCATAACTGATAGTCATACTCTAATTTACCATCCCAAGGTATCTGCTTAGGTCCACGTAATACATTAGCACCTAATACCTTACAACGTGCAAAGTTAACCATAGATGAGTAATCCTGACTAATCTGAATACTCATTCCATTCTGCACCATGTCAAAACATAACTGCACAAAATTCTTTAAGAAGATATATGAGCAACCCCTACCTGGTAAGCAAAATACTATAGTCTTACCTTTCATTCTTTCTTTGATTGCACCATAATCCCAGGTATCTGCTTTGGGTTTAGGTGATGCTGCTTTAACAGTAAATCCTTTTGCCATAATTGTGTAATTCCTTCAATTCAATTATACTATCATATATGTAGAATGTCAATAAGAATCTTCTTCCCATTGCTCATTCTGGATAACCCTACCAGGTCCTCCAACTCCACACTTAGGTCCTAACTTAATATATGATAAATCTTCCTTCCTGTAATTACTATCTAATAAATCTACCATTACATGTAACATCTCCCACTTCTCCTCAAAATCATCTTGGGGCAAATTACAATATAATACCTTATCTTTAGCGTATATGTGATATGTAGTGGTGTCCATTTTATGTCAGAATATCAAATTATATATGGTGACTGCAATTACTCCAAGGGCAGTCCACATAAAAAAATTACCTATTTTAAAAGGTAATAAGAGTAAAAACTTCATGGGCATTTTTTTTTATAGGGAAAAATTTTTTAATATTGATATCTCTCTCTCAATTTGTCACCTCTGTAGGTTAGGGTTGTTTACTTTTTTTCGATCACGCACCCCATAATAATAACATATAACCACACAAATACTGTCCATTCACTAATACTAATACTAATAAGATTAGGGCACTATGTGTATAATAGCACCCTAACCAGTTGTTGTCAATTAGTGCCTACACAGTTGTTAACACTTATAGCACTGTAGATTGCACCTCATAAATGTCATCTAGCACTGCTAATATCTCCTGTCCATTGTTAGCAACATCAAGAAGATAAAGTGCGAAGTTCTTAGACATAATCATAATGATAAAGTATAATGAATAGTTTACAGACTTACTCAGGTCCAGTAACATTTAGTGTGACTTATTGCAACTCTTCAATATAACTTTCCACAGACTCATTATCCTCTAATTCAAATAACTTTCTCCAATCAATCTGTCTGGCATTAAAATCACTTAACACAGAAAGAGTTAGTGTTACTCTCACTTGCTTATTCTTGGTTGGTGTGTAAAGAACTGACATCAGATTAGGGGGGAGAATGTGTTAGTTTTACTATTGTAATTATAAACCCAAACTGTAATAAAGTCAAGTATAATATTTAGAAAATCTTGTATGTCTGGAAATGAATATACTGCTGTAATATATCATAAACTCTCTTGACATTTGGGGGAGTTTCTGTTAGACTGCTCCCCATC